TTACCTCCGGGTAAAGCAAAGATAGCAAAGCTACCTCTAAAAGATGCAAATGAAATGCTGGTCAAGGGTAGAGTGAAGGAGTTGGTTAATTGTCTTTGGCAAGCAAAGGTCTTTAGACCCGATGGTATCATTTGTGGAACAGATTTATGGGATGTTGTTTCAAGTGAAGATGCAATGTCGGCAGTAATGTATCCCTACACAGGAATCAACAATAAAACTCTTGGAATACGAAGAGGAGAAATAGTTACTGTAACCGCAGGATCGGGTACAGGAAAGAGTCTGGTATGTCGTGAAATCGCATCTCATATACTGATGACTCAAGAAGAAAGTGTTGGATACATTGCACTAGAAGAGTCGGTTAAAAGGACTGCTCTTGGCTTTATGAGCATCTGGCTAAACAAACCACTTCATCTTGGTACTTCAGATGTCAAAGTAGATTCTGATGAGTTTAATGACGCATTTAAGAATACACTTGCAACCGGTCGTGTCTATCTTTATGATCATTGGGGTTCACTTGATAGTGATAATCTGCTAAACAAGATACGATACATGGTTCAAAGTTGTGGATGTAACTACATTGTTTTGGATCATATTTCTATTGTAGTCTCTGGATTAGAGGGAGGAGATGAAAGACGTACAATTGATAATCTGATGACCAAGTTGCGTGGTCTTGTAGAAGAAGTAAATTGTGGACTTATACTGGTTTCACACTTGAAAAGACCACAAGGAAACAAAGGACATGAAGATGGCGCACGAACAACAATGGCACAACTTCGAGGATCAGCAGCAATAGGACAACTTTCAGATATTGTAATTGGATGTGAACGAGATCAGCAAGGAGAAAATCCAGATCGTACAACAGTACGAATTCTAAAAAATAGGTGGTCCGGAGAAACCGGAATTGCGTCTTGTCTTGACTATTCAAAAGAAACTGGTAGACTACTGGAAGTAGTTGACATAGATTTAGAAGAGCTTGATGAGAGTAGACCCAGATATGATGAATCAGACTTTTAAGGAGAAAACAAATGAAGAATACTTGTGTATTTGATATTGAAACAAATGGCCTTGATGAGAACCTTACAAAAGTACATTGTATGGTACTCTTTGATATGGAATCTGAACAGTATTTCAAGTATGGTCCAAATATAGGTAACCTACAAATCGGACTTAATCGACTAGATTCTTATTCAACAATTGTTGGACACAACATAATCAGATTTGACATTCCAGCAATGACAAAGATTTTAGGATGGAAACCAAAAGTTTCACAAGAAATACTTGATACTCTTGTACTGAGTCGTCTGGTTTTTCCAGACAGAAAGTCAAAAGACTTTAAGAAAAATAAAGTTTCATCCGATCAGATGGGACGACACACCTTGAAATCATGGGGTCAAAGACTTGGTTTTGAAAAGGGTCTCTTTCTAAGATCAAAGGAAGTTGGTCAATCCGACTTTACCGACTTTGATTCTTATTCAGATAACATGCTAGAATACTGTAGAAGAGATGTACAACTAACAGTAATGCTTTTTAATCACTTAAAGAAAGCAAACTTTTCTAAGGAATCAATAAATCTTGAACACGAAATCTTCAAGATTTGTAATAAGCAGGAACAAGATGGATTTCCTTTTGATGCAATAAAAGCATCTCAATTTTATGCAGTTCTCTGTGAACACAGAAAGCTACTTCAAACCGAACTAAAGAATAAATTTGGTTCATGGATGGAACCCTCTGGAGAAGTGTTTACTCCAAAAGTAAACAATAAGAAACTCGGCTACAAAAAAGGAATGCCATTTCAAAGGTTGAAACTGGTAGAGTTTAATCCTAATTCAAGACAACATATTGCAAAGAGGCTAACTGCTATACACGGCTGGCAACCAAAAGAAGTAACACCAACCGGTGAACCAAAAATTGATGAAGCAGTCTTAGAGAAGTTAAAATATCCAGAAGCAAAGCTAATGGCAGAAGCTCTAAGAATAAACAAAATGATAGGACAACTTTCGGAAGGAAAATATGGTTGGTTATCTCTCGAAAAAGAGAACAGACTTCATGGAGCAGTACACACAATGGGTACAATCGCTAGTCGATGCTCTCACACGCACCCTAACCTTGGTCAAGTTCCAAGTGTCAAAACACCCTTTGGGAAAGAGTGTAGACAATTGTTTACTGCACCCAAGGGATTCGATCTCATGGGATGTGATGTGTCTGGGCTGGAAGCTAGGGTTCTCGCTCATTATCTTGCTAGGTTTGACAACGGCTCATTTAGTAATACGCTTCTTAAAGGAGACATACATAGTGCTAATCAAAAAGCCCTTGGTTTGGATAATAGAGACCAAGCAAAAACTTTCTTGTATGCTCTCTGTTATGGTGCAGGGAATGTCAAACTCGGTCAAATTGTTGGTAAAGGAGCACAAGAAGGACAACGATTAAAAGATAGGTTCTTTAAGTCAATGCCAGCATTTAAGAAACTTAGAGATGCAGTTGCTTTGAGAGGAGAATCTGGGTATCTAACAGGACTTGATGGACGTATGGTTCCTGTTAGAAGCGAACATGCCAGCCTCAACACTCTGTGTCAGTCGGCTGGTGCTATTATTTGTAAGCGTTGGGTTGTGGTCTTTCACAATCTTTTAAAGGCAAGAGGATTTGTTGAAGATAAAGATTATCAGCAGGTTGCTTTTGTTCATGATGAAATTCAAGTTCTTGTAAAAGAAGGAAAAGGAGATGACATTGGAAAAATTGCTGTACAAGCTATTGAGCAAGCAGGAACCGAGTACAATCTCAGAATACCACTTACCGGAGAGTACAAACTTGGTCAATCTTGGGCTGAAACCCACTAATAAACGAGGCCATGCCCCTATAGGGTACTTATAGGGAATGGCCCTTTAACCGTAAAGGAAATATGAAGAAAGACGGTTCTTTGGTAGAGCAACTCCTGATTGATGGAGATATTCTGGTCTACAAAAACTGTTGTGCAGTTGAAACAGAAATTGATTGGGGAGATGATTTCTGGACTCTTCACAGTGATCTAAAATCAGTTAAGCAACTAATTGATCAAGAAGTCTTGTCACTCTTAAACAAGACAGGAGCAAAAGAAGCCTCTATTCTGTTTTCTAGTAAACACAACTTCAGAAAGAAGGTGATGGATACTTATAAAGCACATAGAGCAGGTACTCGAAAACCAATGGTTTTTAATGAAGCAAAAAACTATTGCAGAGAAAAATGGAATGCGTTTGAATCTAAGTGGCTTGAAGCCGATGATCTTCTTGGAGTCAAGAACACACTTTGGCCTGAACTATGCTGTATTGTAAGTGCAGATAAAGACTTACTGACAGTTCCGGGTAATCATTGGGATCAGAAAGCAAACATAATGTATTGGATTGACGAAGACACTGCAAACTACAATTTCTATATGCAGACACTTACAGGTGATCCTACAGATGGATACAAAGGATGTCCCGGTATTGGACCAACAAAAGCAGAACGTATTCTGAATAAAGCAAAAGAAGAAAAGATTCCTCTATGGAATGCAGTTCTAGAAACATATAATAAATCTGCTCTTGACAAAGAGTTTGCACTAACCCAAGCAAGAATGGCATACATTCTGAGAAAAGAACAGTGGAAAGGACTAAATGAATACCCAAAAATGTGGAAACCGGTATGACTAAACGCCTTTCCATCAAACAAAAACTGCAACTTGAAAACTACAAAAGGACAAAGAAAATGGGACATTATGCAGAACAATATGAACAAAGTAATCTTGATTTTGAAGAACCAGAGGAAATTGGTGACCTAAAAAAGCAATTTGAAGGAACAGCATTTGGTAAAAACACTAAAGGAGACTCGTTTAAAGTACATACAAGTCGTGTAATCACAGAGGAACCAGAGTTGACCTTTAATCATTATCAGTATAGAGCAAGACAAACTGCGTTGTACCCAAAAGAACGAGCACTTGAGTATTTGTCTTGTGGATTAGCAGGAGAAGTTGGAGAATTGTGTGGAAAGATTGCAAAGTATTATAGAGAAGATGATCCTGATAAATTGAATGCACTTGTAAAAGTACAAGCAGGTCTAAAGGCAGAAATTGGAGACATTCTTTGGTTTCTTGCAGAACTATCAACTATGCTAGACTCAAAGTTTGGTGTGGTTGCACAAAGTAACCTTGATAAACTACAGGATCGTAAAATGCGTGGAACCTTAAAAGGAAATGGAGATTCTAGGTGAAATCAAAAGAATTACCAACCCAGTACCAACAGTTTATTCATCTATCACGATATTCTAGATGGAACTATAAAAACAAGAGAAGAGAAACATGGGAAGAAACAGTAAATCGGTACTTCCAGTTTTTTGGAGAAAAATTATCTATTGACTTTCAAAAGGATTTACCAGACTTGGTAAAGGCAGTTCTGGAGTTGGATGTAATGCCATCCATGCGTTGCCTTATGACTGCTGGTCCTGCACTTGAAAAAGAGAATGTAGCCGGTTACAATTGTTCTTATGTGAAGATTGATTCACCAAAATCCTTTGATGAAATTCTCTACATTCTTATGAATGGAACAGGAGTTGGATTCAGCGTTGAAGA